TCCAAATATTGCTCCCACAGTCAATGTCGCCCACTTGATATTCATAACATTACATCTTGTAAGTTTCATCAGACTTTGGAGGTGTCTGAGTTGTAATTTGAATAGGTGCTTGCTCAATACGAATTGTTTGTGCAGGTGCTGTTTGTGCTGCTGCAGCAATCAATTTCTCAAGATCTGCCTTGGTAATTCCGCCGCCACCTGCGCCTGCAGCAGCTTGTTGCTGTTGCATCTTCATCGTACCATCATTAGATTTCTTTGCCGTCTGAACCCCGAACGTAGCTAAAACCCCAGTAAAGACACTGGCGATGAAAGTTGGATCGAGTTTCTGTTCAGGAATACCAAGAGCAGGTGGAAGTTTAATATATGCCAGAGTAAGAATACCACCCGACCAGACAAGGATACCAAGACGAACCATTGTGCTGATTGCTTCTAACTGACTTTCACTGTCAGCAGCAGCCTCTTTCATTCTACCAAAAAAACCTTTTTTCTTTTCTTTAGGTTCTTCTTTTACTTCTTTTACATCGCTACGAACTTCTGGCATTGGTCATAAGCAAAGGCAGCTTTATTTAGCGATGTAATTATTCTCCTCCAACCACTTGCGTGTAAGAGGTGTGGGTTCATAAACCTTCCACATCTCACCAGCAGCACATGCTTGAAGTGCTTCCATTGTCATTTTCTCAGTGCGTCCTGCCCAACCTGCTTCTGCTTCCCAAGGAACAGCATTAGTAGGATAAGTGCGTTCTGCCATCACACGCCAAATCATAGGAACTTCTTCCTCTGGTTTGATAATGGCAATCATACTATTCTTGATAGTGCCTGCCATGCAGTCCTGTGCAGCGTGCCATCCTTCATGACGCATCACTTGCATGAGGATACCAGGGCGACCCATATGAGTTCGATTCAGAAAAAAGTTATTACTAACAGTATGGTAGACACCACGATGACCAACAGGAAAATATTTGTCATCTGCTAGAAACACCTTAACTCCGACCTGGTTAAGAGAGACGAGCATATTGTTGAATTCGTTAGCAACAAAAGTAAACTCATCAGTATTAGGATACTCAGAAGAGATATCAAGTAAACTGTATACTTCTTTGACTCCATCTGTACACTCTCGGAGTAACATACACCCCATTGCATCCATAGTATTGTAACCCTTGGTGATCTTAGAGTTATCAGCAAATGCTGGTGCAGCAATAGATGCTGCTGCCAGCATACCCATAATAATTTTTTTCATATCAGAAAGAAGGAATAGAAGGACCAGATTTGGATGGAACACCAGGAATAGCACCGCCGGTTGTACCTGGAAGTTCGGGCATGGCAGAATCTAACATACCAGGAAGTGCTCCTGCGATTGCCTCTGTTGCTGCCTTAGCAACACGCTCTTTGACACTTTCAGCGATGGCATCACGACGGAGATAAACAACTGTTCCTCCACCAATAATACCGGCAGTTCCTACAAATGATAGAACTGCTAATACATTAATTACTTTTTGCATGGTAGTAAGCCTCGTAATATTTGACAATGCCATTACAATTTACATTGCCTTGTGAAACCCAATCGTGAGCACATTCGTATATAGATTGGTTTGTGTATTTAGATTTTCTGTCCACGTCAAGACTTCTACCAAACCTTGACAACAGTATGGAAAGTGCCTGTTGTCTTATCTTAATCTTTTCTTCGTTGTAGCGCCAATCATCGATGGACATTTTCTGAACCGCCTTGAAAGTTTTCAGATCCCCCAATAGGATCAAGTTGAACAGTTGTAGCACCACTTCTAGTTGCCATCTCATACATTACTTGATGAATGTTTTCAGGTTCAATAGAAGAGTTTTGTTCTTGTTGTTTCATCACAGTTTCTTGTTCCATATAATCTTTTTGTTTTTCAGTAACTGCCGAAGGACAACCATATGAAGAAGAAAACCATTCATCAACAGGATTCAAGATAGGAGCAGGAACTCCAACATATGCTTTGTCCTGATCATCATCTAAATGTTCACAATCAACTTTATCTTCATCAATGGCACACTCAAGGTCTTTAGGTTTTTGAGTGAATAACTTGGACAAGATTTCTTTGATCATGACTGCCAGTAGTAGTGGTAGAAGTTCCCCTTATTATGACACATCGGATCTTCTGAGGCAACCCTGTATCTAAGTTGACTTTGACCTTTAAAATCTGTTCGGTCTCCGATGATGCTGTATGCGGCAAGGAGTTTAGCCTGTCCCTCTTTGGACCTAAGTCTATTTACTAGTGCAGGATTTGCAGATGGTCTCCATTTGGTAAAACCCTCATACTGTCCTGGAGCATACACAACACTAGCAACCGTATTGGGGAACTTAGGAGATCTCACACGGTTCAGAACAGATACTGCAACACAGTATTCATCCATTGTTCCTGTTGCTGCTTCGACCTGAATTGTCCTTGCAAGGTGATCATAATCCATTGCCGTTAGAGCAAGAATTGTAGCGAGCATAAAAATAGGGCATTTGACTGCCCCCTATTATAGAGTATCAAATTGAGTTTGTCAAGACACGAAGTCATCATCTCCGATGTATGCCAGAGAGAATACATCGTGGTCATCAATGTTTGGGTTCAACCACTCGGAAAATTCGTTTTGGATTGCGTGAGCATCTTCTATCGAAGTCACATCATCATATGCTTCTATTTGACAGAGAGTATGTATGCGATCTATTGCCCATTGATAATTGCGTTCAAGAGTTTGCTCCAAAGTTACCATAGTTTTTCTTCATGTACCTCCCAAGTATGTTGCTATTATAGTAGAGAGGTCCGCCGTCGTCAAGTGCTTCGGTCAAGACATTATTCAGAAAAAGTTGTTTGGTCTCTTCATAGTTTACCTGACCTTTGGTTTTGTGCAAACTCAATATTTCTCGTTTGAAATATTCGTTTCCAATCTCTTTACGATCTGCGTTAAGTTCGTCAGAACTTCCGTAGTATTTTTTCCAGTCGCTTTCACTTTTAACTCTCCTAGACTTACCTCTAGGCTTTCTATTTGACCAGAAGTATTTTCTTCCGATGTACTGGCGACCGTTTTTGAGATTTGTAATGAGATAGACAAAACCGAAGTTATCGTCAATATTCTCAGATAAAAAAGGGGCTCCCTCAAATGTCCAGGGATTTTCATAATCTACCAAATCATTTCATCATTCTGAGATTTATTTATTCTCAGTGTAGGCAGAGTATCCATCATAGTCACCAAAAAGGAAGGCATCCGCTTTGGCTGCCTCCCTATATGCTTCTAAAGATTCTTTTTTCCACGTATGATCCTCGGGAATAGGTTCAGTTCCATATTCCCATGTATCATAGTCTTCCTCGTTTCTAGGATCAGAGACTGAATCCTGCGAATGTATCTCCTTTGACATCTTGCTTGATTCCTCCAACGATGTAAGATTCGACTTCTGTCTCTTGCGGAGCGACTTGAAGACCCTTAGAAGAGATCCAATGCTCTGTCCAAGGAAGTGGATTGTTCTTTGCAGGTATGTCATAGATTGGTTTAAGTCCGATTGCCTTCATCCTACGATTGGCAATCCATTCCACATACTGCTGAAGCAGTTTATCATTCAGACCAATCATAGATCCATCCTTGAACAGATACTCTGCCCAAAGTTTTTCTTGATTAACACAGTTCTCAAAAGTGCTAATCAACCACTGTTCTTCTTCCTTCATGATCTTTGCCATCTCTGGGTCATCACCATTCTTCCATTTGTTAAGGATATTCTGAGTAATGGCAAGATGCTGATTCTCATCGCGAGCAATCAAGGAAATGATTTTGGCACTTCCTTCCATAAGTTTGAGTTCGCCAAACGCAAAGCTGCAAGCAAAGGATACGTAGAAGCGAATACCTTCAAGAATATTAACATTCGCAACTGCCCTGAAGAGTTTGCGCTTGAGTTCATACCTTGATTCTAATGCGTAGGGGACATCTTCTAATGCGTGCTTCCAGTCACTGCTATTATCCCATTGATGTGCAGCATTGATAAAGTCATTGTATGCCTGAGTCACACTCATGGCACGCTCTACGATACGATCATCCGTGAGAATATGATCAAATACATCCGAAGGGTCTGGATAGATGTTTTTAATAATATGGGTGTAAGAGCGACTGTGAATCATCTCCATGAATCCCCAGACCTCCATACATGCCTCTAGTTCAGGTAGAGAGCAATATGGAATGAATGCCATACCAGGACCACGACCCTGAACAGAATCCAACATGATCTGATACTTCAGATTAGAAGTAAAAATATGCTTTTGTTCTGGGCGAAGAGTTTGATAATCTGCACGGTCTTTCTGGAGAGAAACCTCTTCGGGTCTCCAGAAATAACCTAATTGTTGTGTGGTGAGTTTATCAAAAACTGGATACTTGTAAGAATCATACCTCTGAATGCCTAGTGGTTTACCGAAGAACATCGGTTGTTTTTTAGTGTCAACTTCCTCTGAGTTGAAAACGGTCATCGATTCGACCATTGGTCTTTCCTCTTTATTTGTCTTAAATCTTACAAGACTCACACTCTTCCTCCTCTGCGTTTTCTAACTGTGAAATTAATGTATCAAGTGACTCGGTAGATTCTTCTACCTCATCAGTTTTGATGTCATATGTGTTCTGATAGTAACTGGTCTTCCAACCGTACTTATATGTAGTCAAAAGATCTTGTGCCATTACGCTAACAGGAACTTCAGAATTTTCGTAATGCTCCGGATTATAGGACCAGTTTCCAGAAATTGCTTGATCAAAGAACTTCTGCATAACAGCAACAATATTAATATACCCAGTATTCCCAGGCATATCCCAGAGGAGCGTATAGTTGTTCTTAAGAGTTCCATACTGAGGAACTATTTGTTTAAGCGGTCCTTTCTTCGATTTTTTAATGGACAAGTATCCTCTAGGTGGTTCGATTCCATTTGTGGCATTTGACACAACGGAACTGCTCTCCGAAGGCATCTGTGCGGACAATGTTGAGTTCCGTACTCCGTACTCCAGAACCTGTCTCCTAAGACCCTCCCAATCATAGTGAAGCTCATTCGGTACAATCTCATCTACGTCCTTCTTGTATGTATCGATTGGTAAAATTCCATTACCGTATTTTGTTCGGCCACTATACTCACAAGCACCTTTCTCTTTTGCAACATTGACTGTTGCCTGAATCAAATAATATTGGAATGCCTCAGTCAAGTCATGAACAAGTTGCCAAGATTCTGGTTGATCATATTTGACTCCATTTTTGGCAAGATAGTGTGCAAGACCAATGTAACCAATTCCTAGCGAACGACGTGCCTTTGTGGCAATCTCTGCTGCTCTGACGGGGTATCCTTGAAAGTCAATGAGTTCATCAAGACTCCTAACACTAAGATCACAAAGAACATCAAGATCTTCAAGATCCCTAATTTTACCAACGTTAATAGCACTAAGGATACACAGAGCAATTTCCCCAGTTTCATCATCAATGTGTTGTAAAGGTTTAGTAGGCAGAGTGATCTCTTGACACAGATTACTCATCTCAACCTTATCTACGAAGGACGAGTGAGAGTTGCAGTGGTCAATGTTCATGATGTAGAGACGACCAGTCTCTGCACGTTCTTTCAGAAGGTCAAGGAAAAGATCCTGTGCCTTGACAGTCTTTCTTGGAATAGACTGATCTGATTCATAGTCCACATAGCAAGCGTCAAATGAATCAGTACCAAAAGCATCATACAGACCTGGTACGTCATGCGGTGAGAATAAGCTAATTTCTCCATTCTGGATGAAACGCTCATAGAAAAGTTTTGAAATCTGGATGGAGTAGTCAAGTTTCCTTACGCGGTTGTCTTCTGTGCCCTTGTTGTTCTTCAGGACGATGATGTCTTCGATTTCTTGGTGCCAGATTGGGAAGTGGACAGTCGCTGACCCACCTCGTATTCCATTTTGTGTACAACACCGGACAGTCGATTCAAACTTTTTAAGAAAAGGAACAACACCTGTGTGTTGAACTTCGCCGCCCCTGATCTTACTGTTGATGCCACGGATTCTGCCTGCGTTGATGCCGATTCCTGCACGCTGAGCGACATATTTGCCAATAGCCATATCGCTAGTAAAGATACTATCGAGGGTGTCATCAACGTCAACCAGAACACAGCTTGCATACTGCCGAAGTGGTGTTCTAACTCCTGCCATGATGGGAGTTGGAATGTTGAGTTTGTGCTTTGAGATTGCGTCATAGTATTTTTTAACGTAATCCAAACGAGTATCTTTTGGATATTTTGAGAAGATCGTAGCAGCAATCAGAATATACATGAACTGTGGAGTTTCGTAGAGAACACCACTACTTCTATCTTGTACTAAGTATTTATCGACAACCTGTCGTAATCCGGCATATGTAAACAAATAGTCACGTCCGTGATCAATGAATGATTGAAGTTTTTCGAACTCTTCATCAGAATAAAGATTTAGAAGTTCAGGATCATATACTCCTCTCTCAACACAACTAGCCACATGATCTTTCAGGTTCGGAGTTTCGTGCCTGCGTCCATACAGTTGCTTACGAATAGAGAACAACAAAAGACGTGCTGCAACAAACTGATAGTTAGGATGATCCAGGTCAATCAGATCACTAGC